ACAGGCAAGGCTGGGCGTTATTTTGCTCTACTCCGCGTGGATTCAATTATTTTGAGCAACTCTACCGCTATGGGCAAGATAAAAAGCACCCAGATTGGGAAAGTTGGCAAGTACCAAGCTGGCAATCGCCATTCTTCAAGGATGACATAGAACAACTAAAAAGGACAATGACTCGTGAAACATTTTTACAAGAGGTCGGAGCTGAATTTACCAGCTTTGCTGGGAAAGTATACGACTTTGACCGCTTTACCCAAGTTAAGGCCAACCTTAAGTATGACCCACACCTACCGACATACATCAGTGTCGATTTCGGTTTTAGAGCAAGCACAGCGGTCTGTTTACAAGTACGAAACAACCCAGATGGCCTTTCCACGATCTACCAGATAGATGAGATATTCTTAGAAAATAGCACTACAGAAGAGCTTGCCAAACTGGTCAAAGGTTTACCATATCATGTGATCGCATATTTTGGTGACCCAGCTGGAGCGGGTTCCAATTTGCAGACCGGTCTATCCGATTTTCAAGTGTTTAAAAAGTACGGAATGAACATACGCTGCCGCAAAGACCGCCATAATCGCGATGTGATCAATGGTATTACCCATGTTCGCCGCTGGTTTGAAGATGCGAATGGCAAAAAGCATTTCTTTGTAGCAAAACGATGTAAGAAATCTATCCAGAGCTATGAGAATTATCGCTACCCGGAACATAAGAAAGATCAGCAGCTAAAAGAAATGCCATTAAAGGATGGTATCAATGACCATATTGCTGATGCATTGCGTTTTGGAATTGTAAACTTATTTCCTATTAGAAGTAGAACAGCTGGTGTAATCGATTGGTAATATTACAAGATCTAAGTGAAGGCGCGATACAAGCGTCATTAAAAAAACAACTTTCATACATTGAGGATGAACGCACAAAAGAGCGTGATTACATGCTTGATTGGTATGAGGGTATCAACATTGATGATTATGTAAAACGCTATTTTAGCGCAGAAACATTAAGGCAAGTTCCGCCACTGAATCAGAATATCACCAAGCGCGTAGCATCATTGGTTGCAATGACATACAAGCGCAGTCCAAGGCTTCGCGTTAATGAAAGATATAAAGAATTAATTGATAGTTCCAGTTTACAGGCACAGCGCAGATTGCTGGAGCGTTTGACATTTTTATTAGGAACCATGGCATTCCGGTCATACTGGGATGAATCTGTTGGCCAGATAAAATATCAAACGCTTTGTCATTTTACCCCGCTGTTTGTTGCGGGTGATAGCCGTGATGAGCCAGTTGGAGTCATGTACCCGATAGAATACCAAGGCGATGCACGGCTAGAAAAGCCGGTTCACGCGGTATGGACCGCAGACCGCCCGGGTCAGCCGGGAATGCATTATCTGGTGGATGAACATGGCATGAAAATATCTGTCAATCCAGAAGACCGCAATCCATATGGAGTTTTGCCTATCACTTTTGCACATCGCTATCCACCACTAAGAGATTTTTGGTCTGGAAGCGGTGCAATCGATGTGGTTTCAGTAGATCAAGCCGTAAATGTGGCTCAAATTGAGCTATCTCTGGCTGTAAGGTATGGTGCAATGGGAATTAAGTATCTTACGAACATTGACGATGCATCGCGCGTAGAAATTGGCGTGGATAAATTATTATATCTTCCACAGGACTCGGATCTAAGAGTCACCTCGCCCGGTGGGAGTCTTACAGAGATCATTGAAGCTACTCGCTTTTTAGTAGAATCATGTTTGAACAACAACCACATTCGAGCAAAATATGCGCGTAATGACTCTGGAAATGCACCGTCCGCTGCATCACTGGCGATCATTGAGATGGAGAATATGGATAATCGTACTGCAATGACAGAAGACACATGGCGACCATGGGAGCATCGAAGATATGAAGTGGATAGAAGAATTTTGCAAGTCGAAGCCAATGCCGACCCCGGCCAAGACTATTCTGTGGATTTCTTAGAACCAAACTATGCTCTCACTCCAGAATCAGAAATTGCTCTATGGAGTTGGAGATTTGACCGCGGACTTGCTACTCCACAAGATTGGTTTGATTATAATAATCCAGATGCAAGCCAAGAAGAACGTACAGCGTTCCAACAGCAACAAGAAGCACAGCAAGAAGACCAGTTACCACAAAATCGTCTATTAAATAGACTACAGAGCTAAACATGGCAGTCATAGATGACGCTATTTCTAGCTATCTGAAATCATTAGGAATTGCAGAAGATGAGTTTATCCAAGACGTTACTGAAATGGAGAACGCTGGCTTATCTAGAGAGGAGATACTGGCTGCTCTCGCTGCGCTTAATGTTGCGACCTATTTTATTGAAGATCTGGGTATGGCTGCCGCGATCAACACCCAGATGGGTTTCACGGAAACTCTTCTTGACGATCTGCCGTTTTTTGGGTCTGTCACGGAAAGACAACTTGTGGCTCTCCAAAATGTACAGCGATCATCCGTATTAAAATACACAGAACACCTTGGCGAATTAGTTCGTCAAGAAGTGATCACAGGAACTCAACTTGGCTTATCCGCGGATGATATAAAAGATAGGTTGGTACGTTCCATCAATGTCAACCGAGTGGATAATGTCATAGAGACTGCGATGACAAATTATCAGCAGCAAGTTATCTTTGCTATGGCAGAAGAATTACCCCAGGATCAACGATATACATATTCTGGACCACTAGATAATAAGACGCGACCTTTATGTCGTGAAATTATTGCTGCTCAACCTTTGACCAGACAACAGATAGAAAGCATTTTTCCCGGTTCGTTTGTAGATAGAGGTGGCTATAATTGCAGACACTTGTGGTTGCCGTTGTCGTCTAAAAGCGAATATACAGAAGACCGTGCCAGAGCGCGAAATGATATAAAAAATAAAAAGAGGTCTGGTAAATACAAAAAACCAGAAACATTAAAGCAGTACTATGAGCGTATTTAACATTAAAGAAATAATAAAGTTCAGACCAGCTGATATAAAAAAGATGGGTGAGGAATTGACCAAGACCCACAAGTTTCAAGCTCAAGATGGAATCGATGCAGATGGAAAGCGATTTCCAAGCTACACACCAAGATACGCACGAAGAAAAGCAGCTGGAAAAGCTGCAAAGAATCAAGTCAGCAAACAAACCAATCCAGTGAATCTCACACTTACTGGCGCAATGTGGAAAGAATTCAAATATCAAAGATATGCTGTTGTGGACTCAGAGATACACATTGATTATGGTATTAAAGATTCAGAGCAAGCCAAAAAAATGATCGCCTTGCAAAAAGGACGTTTTGGTAAGCCTAGCAAAAAAAGCAGAATTACTAATCGCAAAGATAAAGCGCGTGTGGTTGCTAAGAATCAAAAAGTAGGACCCGAAGTTGAAGATCGGATCGCTTTGTTATTTGCGCGCAATATTGAAAAGAATTTACAAAGACTTACAAACCGACCAACGATCATACGAATGTAATAAAAGGAGACAGTATGTCCGAAGAAGCAACCGTAAAAACGGAAGCGCCGCAGCCAGCGGAAGGCACCCGATCGCCTGTTGAAAAATCAGTATCGGTAGAGGTGGAACCTCAAAACCAAGACGAGCAACCCAATGCGCAAGATATGGGCAAGCTCGTGGCAGACAGCCGAAAGTACAGACAACGCGCACAAAAATCAGAAGCTGAACTCGCAAAGTTGCAAAAGCAGATAGAGTCTGATCGCCAAAAACAATTGGAAGAGCAGAACGAATGGCAGCAACTGGCAGAAGAACGTGCAGCACGAATTGCAGAGCTAGAACCGATCGTAGAACAAGCTCAACAAGATGAAGCACGCATGAGAGAAGAAATACTTGCTGATCTAAGTGAAGAGGATAGAGAGGTCTTTGGTGACTTACCGTTATCAAAACTTCGCGCTCTTCAAACCAAACTAAAACCAGATAGTCCGCGTTTGGCCGTTGCAAATAACCCAGCTGTTCCTGCTAATGAGGTTCCGCAAGATTGGACAAGTATGAATCGGAATCAACGAGCAAAGAACTGGGATAAGATCATAGCGAGCTACAGGCGGACTCCACCGAAATAAAAGGAGGCCTATAAATGGCTTATACCGCTTTTAGTGGTGATGCAACCCAAGGTACTGGATCACATTTAGATGTCTTTATTCCAGAACTATGGGCGGATGGTAGAATATGCCGTTAATGTAAGCGATTACGTTAATTATGATTGCGGAATTAAGCGGGAAATCTAAGTGCAAAAGCATAAGACAACCCGAACTGAAGATCACACGAAGTGTGACCAAGGGCAGAGCATAGTTGGTGAAAAGATATAATCCAGCCACGAGTCCGCAACTACTCACGTTAGTAGAAAAGATATGCCGATACTCCATAGAAATGTGGAGAGCTAAGATAAAAAACTTAGCATAACATTTGATCTACCGCTATTTTGAAAAAAACCTCGTCTTAAAACCATTTTTTGACGATTACTCAAGTCTTGTGCAAGGAAAAGGAGACACGCTCCACATACCAACCGTACAGGAAGTTGCTGTAAGCACCAAAAGTGCAAACACTGGTGTTGCTTATAGTGTAAACACTGAAACTGACATTGATCTTTCCATTGATCAACACAAATACGCCGCAAAGCTATTTGAAGATATTGCAATGGTACAGAGCAATGAACAGCTTTTTGATAAGTATGCGCAATCTATGGCATATGGACTTGCAAAAGCTGTGGACACCAAGATAGAAGCATTGCTTCAAACACTTGGTACAACTCAGAACCTTTCCGCTAATAACAGTATGTCAAATGCTGATATTGAAACAGCGTTGGGTACATTAATGAGCAATGATATTCCAAAAGAAGAGTGTGCATTCTTTGTGAATCCATTGATCTATGCTGACCTACTGAACTCAAAAGCATTTATTGCTGCACCTAACAGTCCAGCTAATTATGCTACTTCTGGTTCTTTGGGTAACATAGTTCCGACTGGTTTTGCAGAAGGTTCAGTAATGCAAACTGGAGAAGTAGGAATGCTTTTTGGAATGCCAGTTTTCGTATCCAGTTTAATTCCAACAACATCAAGTTCTGGAATTGAAGCAGCGTACTTGGTACACAAGTCTGCTGTAGCAGTAGCAGTACAACAAGATATTCGTATACAAAGCGAATATTCTGTGGATTATTTAGGCACTAAAGTTGTTGCCGACATAATCTATGGTGCATGTGTTACTACTTCTAACCATGTTAAAGGTATTGAGTTCTTGAATACTTAAACCTCACGCAATGGGCGGTGCTTTGTCATCGCCCATTGTATTATATAGTAGGAGAAATTTTATGATCATATTAAAAAAAGATAACCATTACGAACATACCGCTGATCGCGAAAAAGCACAGCAATTGGTCAATGATGGTTTTGAAGTATTAAAAGATAAATCTGGTGGTCCTAAGATCGTCAAACAAGCAGCAGCACCAAAAAAGAAAATGTTCGCTAAGAAGAAAAAATAACGCTTATTAGCTGGACTCGTTCACGGTCTGCCAACACCTTAGAGAGATAGGAGAAGAAATGGCAAATTCAAATTTACATCGTTACACTGCTCAAGAAGCAGAAAATCGTCTTGGTGGCGGTGGTTATGACTACGTTACAAACGCCACAGTTAATTCACACACTTACGTTGCAATACAGGCACTATCTACTGATTGTGTCATATCTGCAACAAGTCTAGATACAGACATTTGGGATAGTTTATCATCAGTGACAGTTTTGGCGGGTCAAACCATTTACGGTGAGTGGTCTGCTGTTACTGTGGCCAGTGGTGATTTTGCAATAGTTTACAGGAAATCGAGTTAATCATGAGCAAATTACATAAAAGAAGCGTACAAGAAGCGTTAAACGTAACCGTAGGCGGTGAATGGACGGTTAATTCAGCTGGCACGGCTGGTTCATCTGCCAATGTAAATAATTCAACACATTTAGCGTTAGCTACCATGACATCAACGCTTGGAGTTTACAGCGCGGTAGAGATATACTTTAATTTTGCAACATCTGCTACAGATGTAAATGCATCAAACGATATGGTTATTCCAAAGAATACGATGATCTATCTGACCGTACCTCGTGGTCTTGGCAATACAGTTTATTTTAATTACAACTCAACTAGCACCACTACTGGTGCAGTAAGAACGGTGGAGATTTAAGATGTTCAATTCAATGGGGCAAACAAATCCGCAAGACCTTGGTAATGGCGGTACAATAGATGGCGACCTAACTATATCGGGAGATTTGACTGTAAGTGGCGGTGGTTCACTGTCCTTTGATGAGATATTAGAAGGAACTCAGGTTATAGATGTAACCAACACAGAAGCCTTTCTTGTCCGCAAGAACTCTGATGGTGGTGATGTTTTTGTTGTAGATACGACAAATGTCAAAGTGGGTATAGGCGGTCAAGCTGATTCATATTTGTATTTAGATGGCTTAAGTGGTAATACATATTTTCATTATAATCACAATGACATGATAGATGTCTA